TTAGCGCGGGTGCTGAGTAAGGACTTGCGCGTTGAGCTTGACAAATTGCTCAATTATTTAGGTGATCCACCTAACTTAGCGAACGTACCGCCTGAATATTGGCAGGGCGGCTGGAAGGATATTCAGAAAGACGTTGAGCCGATTCTGGTGGATACTTATATCGAAGCGGCAATGGATTTAGCTGACGGGATTGGTATAGGGATTGACTGGGGGCTTGCGAATAACACAGCTGCTAATTGGGCAAGGACGAATTTATCTGACTTATTACAAAAGATGTTTCAAACGACTTACGATGGTGTCAATGAAACAGTTCCGCGCTTTTTCACCGAGAATTGGACAATTGAGGATTTAACGCGGCATCTGGAACGCTGGCATTCGCCAAGACGGGCTGAGCTGATTGCTACAACGGAAACAACAAGGGCGGTTGTTGAAGGGGAGCGTGCAGCGGTTGAGCAAATGACAAAAGAAACTGGCATTGAGTTAGTACCAATTTGGCTGACTGCTAATGATGAAATAGCGAAAAAGTGTCCGTTTTGTGGACCGCGTCATAAGCAGGAAATTACAGACGGCGTGTATCCGCCTGCGCATCCGCGTTGCCGATGTATGGTTGCTTATGAGCCAAAGAAGGTGAGCGTATAATGGATATTAGCATTCGTGTAGAAGGTGCTGAGGAATTGATTGCTAAGCTGACAAAGCTTGAGCAGATGACGCGGGTAAAAGCCGTCATTGCTAATCAAGCGCGCTTTCTTCAGGGCAAGCTGCGGGAATATCCGCGAAAATATCCAATGGCGAATCCGCTTATCCGTTCGAATGAGCGGGTGAGGAAAGGCTTCTTTTATCATCTGAAGCGCGGGGATATTACCGTGCCATATAAGCGCGGTGGACCGGGAAGTGAAAAGCTCGGGTCGCGCTGGGCAATTGAGATGCGTAATACTGGGTGGACTGCGGTAATTGGCAATAATGCCAGTTATGCACAATTGGTGCAAGGTTCAAAGCAAACTGCACAGCATATTGCGAGTGGCTGGTTGAATGTAGATACAGCGGCGAGAGTTTATGCTCCACGTATTGAGTACGAAATTATGAGGGCTTTAGAACAAGAGGTGGCAAATGTCTGAGCTATATAGAATTAAGATACAGGTTCCTGAGGGGATAATCGAGCGTGAGGATGACACCGAAAAGCGCATGAAGGCTGACGGCGATTATGTTGAAACGGGCTGGCGTGTGCTTGGCGTTCCTTTTGGGGGTCCAATAGACGGGCGCGATTTGGATGGTGAAGCTTTTACACCTGAAACGGACATTTGGCTGAAAGTAGGTGATAAAGTAAACTTAACTTATTATCACGGCTTCGATCCTGATACAATTGGTAAGAAGCAGAAAATACCAGCGCTTATCGGCAGAGCCACATATGTTGGAGCTGATGAACGCGGGCATTGGTTTGAGCCTGTTTTAGATAGTGAAGAGCCATTAGCGCAGCGGCTGATGAAGGCAGATATAACAGAGCTGCGGGCGTCGAGCGGGGCAATAAATCATCTGGTTAGAAAAGATGCAGGCGGGCTAATCAGCGTGTGGCCGGTAGGTGAGCTTGCGCTGTTTGATATCAATGAGTGGCGACTACCAGCGAACGATTTCGCTGTAATCGAAGCGAAGACTGAGAAAATCGCGGAGGCAATCCCGGAGGCTGAGGAATCAGCGGTGGATGCGGTCGAGGAATCGGTTGAAGCTGATAATAATAAATCAATTTCAATAATTCCTATGGAGGAAAATATCATGGACGAAGAAAAAATCGTTGAAGAAGAAAAGGCTCCCGTTGAAGAGCCTAAAGTGGACATCAAGGCAATTGCCGATGAAATCCGTAAGTCGATTATAGAAGAACTGAAATCCGAGCCCGGATTAGAGCGTGGTGAGAGAACTGTAAAAGCACCTGCTGTAGTTGAAAGTTTGGGCGATAAAAGCTATAAGAGCGTGTTCTGGAACTATGTTCGCACCGGCGAGGAATCTGATATACGTAAGGCAGTAAAAACAGCGCTGCACGAAAGTGCGATATATCCAGATATGGGTGAACATGGTGGCTATCTCGTTCCTGATGATGAATATGGTTCGATTATCGCCAAGCGCGATGAAGAATCAATCATTAGCAAGCTGGGTCTGATGCGCGTGACCACCAATCGGGATAGATATAACTTCCCGACTGAGGATGGAAGCCTAACAAAGTTCGGAATAGTGGCTGAAGAGGGCCAAATTACTGGAGCTGAAGAAGAACCGACATTTGGGCAAGTAGTCGTTCCCATCTATAAGTTCACCAAGCTGATCAAGATTTCGGAAGAGCTGTTGGAAGATGAAAACAGTAATCTGGAAGCGTTCTTGACCGATGCAATTGGACGGGCGGTAGCTGAAACTGAAAACTACTATGCTTTAGTTGGTAGTGGTACTGGTCAACCGCAAGGCGCATTTGTTGGTGGTACGGCTGGTTTACCGCTTAGTTCCAATAGTGCTATAGCTGCTACTGAAATCCCTGCATTAATGGGTAAACTCGGTTCACCTTATCACAATGGTGCAGCTTGGGTTATGAATCCCGCAACTTGGTTCACTTTAAAGGGACTGATCGATTCCAAAGTATTCACGTTCACAAGCGGTGTGGCTCGTTTGAGCGGTACTGTAGACGGGCCGACACTTGAAGGTTATCCCGTGATTTTGAATAGCAATGTGCCAAAAATTGGCGCAACAAATAAATCATTGCTATTTGGTAACTTCAATTACATGGGTTTTGTGATTAATCGCGGGTTGAGAATCCGCCGTTTGAATGAACTTTATGCTGGCAATGGGCAGATTGGCATTTTGGCTACCTATCGCTTCGGCTGCGCAGTTCTGCAGGCGGAGGCATTCCAGTGCGCTGTCCATCCGACTTAGACTGACTAACTAACGAAGCAGAGGCGCTGTGAAATCAATTAGGGAATTGAAAAATATTCACGAGGGATATGACATTTATGTTGTGGCTTCCGGCGCCTCTGCCGGTTATATCGACCCAAGCTTTTTTGACAATAAGCTTGCCATTGGAGTTAATCAAGTTTGGAAACGCTTTACTAATTTAGATTACATTGTAAGAAAAGATTCTAAAGGAATGGCTGCCACTATCGAAGCCTCAAAACATTTTGGATTTAATACAATTGTTAGCGCATATGATTGCGGAACGCTGAGATTTGCCAGAAATGAAGACGCAGACTATGTATTTGAGCATCTTGACAATAAACTGAATGAGATTGATTTGAGCGTAGTAGGAACAGACATGATAGTCGTATCTTACTCGACTATCACCAGCGCTATTCACATTGCGGCTTATATGGGGGCTGCGAACATTATCATCGTTGGTCACGATTGTGGAACGCTGGATGGGAATGTGAACATTGCAGGCTATGATGAATCCCCTCATGGCGCGCAATTTTATCGTGATTTTATTACGCGAATCGAGCCGCAGACGATTGCACTAAGAGCAAAGCTAAAAGAGATTTATGGCTGCAACGTTTATAGCCTAAATCCGTTTATCAATTTTGGATTAGAAGGACATAAATACGAGAGATGAAAATTTTATTGTTTTGTCCGACTTATAAATTAGATAATGGGGAGTTAGCGATTCGTAATGAAACGCTGGAAAGTATTTCTAAGATTAAAGTTCCTGAAGGGGTTGAGCTTGAAGTTGAGATAAGCACTAATAACCTAAAACCGATTACTGGAATACGTAATGTAGATCACGAAAACACGCTGCACCAATATCGTTATGCAAGGCAGCGCATTCTCGACGGGAATTATGATTATCTGTTCATAATTGAGCATGATATGATAATTCCAGGAGATGCAATGGTAAAGATGTTGGCAACCGATGCGGATGTAGTATACGGGCTTTACCTATTTCGCTGCTTCAAGCCGATATTGAATGCTTGCAGGTATGTTAATTCTAAATGGCCTGATATGAGCTTGTCAAATTTTCCTGAGATTGTGAAAAAGGCAAAAGAACAAGGCTGGATAGAGGTAAGCGGAGGAGGCTTTGGATGTATACTAATTCGGCGCAAAGTGCTGGAAACATTCGATATGCGGCGGAATGAACCTGCCGGAAGTCCATGCCCAGACATGCCATTTGCTGCTGATTGCTTGAAGCACGGCTTCAAACAAATCTGCCGTTTTGATGTTATTTGCGGACACATAAAGCCAAATGGTGATATACTAATACCATTTGAGAAAGATGAAATTATGAGTGAAACTATGAGCGAATCAATCAAGATTTATGTTATACGCAATTTCGTTGCCAATATTGATGGCAAATCTGTGCCATATAAAGAGGGCGCGATTGCTGAAATGCCAGTTGAATACGCAAATGATTACAGGCGTTGTGGGTTTATTACCTATGCTGAAGAGCCGGCTGTGAAAATAATCAATAAACCACAAGCTAAGGTAATTAAAACAGTTAAGAAAGTTAAGGAATCAAAATGAGCTACGCAAGCCTGACTAATCTAAAAGACTATTTAGGTATAAGCGTTGCCACGACCGAAGACGACCCTCTGCTTACTGACTTGCTCACACGAGCTGAAGGTATAATTGACGCTTACACTGGCAGGCGTTTTGAAGCTGAAACGGCAA